CCTTGACATGGATAGGAGTACCCTTTTTGAATACGTGTACTGAGTCATGATACTTTTTCAGTCCATTGCATCCTCTTGGAAATGCAATTGCATCAATATCAGTTGTTTTAAATTCTTTACGAAAGTTATCAATATGTTCGATCAACTCATCGTTTGTTTTTCGTAGTATGATTTCAAGAGACTTTTTAATCATCTCTCGACAAATCTCTGGCGTTGACGACCTAACGGCCTCAATGCCCATTATTTTAAGTTCTGGTGATTTATATCTTACACCTTCGTTATCCCAAACATTAAGAATATATCTTTTCTTTGCTGTCCAGATACCACTATCTGCGATAACCTCGCGAGCCATTTGCATCTTCTGTTCGTATGCATTTACATAGTCAGCAAGCGTTTGATAACTTTTATCGATAAATGGTTCAAGTTTGTCTTGAGCGATTCTGTCGAGGAAATCAACCACTCTTTCTTTTGATACACCACCCTCGTCCTCTGGTTTTCCAACTTTGTCTCCAAACACTTTATGTACAAAGTCACCAAAAGAAACATATATCGAGTCCGTATCGCTTGCAATAACATATTCAACTTCTTCTTCATTTTCCAATACCTTGTTTAAATATGCGTTTACTTTATTTTCAATCCATCTGATACTTAGTTGTCCAGACAGTGTAATTGATTCTGCCTGTCTAATATCATAATATCGGAAATACTGATTACCCAATGCACCATAAGCGGAGTTTAACAAAATCTTTGCAGCCATCTGTTTATTGTCAAGTTGTGAGATTTTGTTTTTCAGTTGTCTTTCATCACCATTACCATCAAGTAATTCCTGTTTCGTTTTCAACATTTCTTTCTTGTATTTCTTCCTATCATCATACATACGTTGCATCAATGTTGGTAGAAATCCACGTTTATCTTTGTTGAATAAGACACCACTAGGGCAGACAGTCAGATTACTTTGTTGTAAAACAGTCAAATCAGTTTTTTGTTCAAGTAAATCATCAACAGATGTGTCTATTCTTTCCTGATCGAAAAGTGTTTCTGGTGAAATGTTATATTGCATAATCAAATGCGGATACAGACTGTTCAGGTCAAATGACATAATCCATTCATGTTTGCCTACATGTGGGTCTTTTACATACCCACCAGCATATGATTCACTCTTTGTTGCGTTTGTTTTATTGGGAATAACAATGTTTGACTTTTTAAGTTCATTAAATGCAATTGAATCCCATACTTTGATAGGAGAGAAAACCTCATCGAAGTTTACCTTTGACTGATATGCAATCGTAATCAAAAGATCCATCAGTTTAAGTTTTTCTTCGAGCCTATCAACAAGTCCAACATCTTTGATGTTATAGTCAATATACTTTTGATAGTCTTGTTTGTAAAACAAATGCATATTTGCAAACTCTGAGTGGTCGAGTTTTCTTTCACCCAACTCTACATATGCAATAGTATCAAGTCTATAATTTTCTCTTGTCACATAAGTAAACTTACGATACAGGTCAAGATAATCAACAATCGCAAGGCCTGATATTTTAACCTGTTGTTGTATCATACCACGAATGTTTTTCTCAACACGATCAACCATACCCCAAGGTGAAAGAGTTTTCATCTCTTTTTCGCCCAAGACTTTTTCAATACGGTTAACAAGATATGACATGTCAAACTGATTCACATTCCAACCAGTAACAATATCAATCTTTGAGTTTTTCCAGATGTTTAGAAAACTGCGTAATAGGTCAAGTTCGTTTGAAAACTTATAATACTTTACAGGCAATCCATCTCTGTTTTCCCAATCACCCAATCCAAGAACAACATACTGTCCATGCATTTTCATCGTAATTGCATTTACACGTTCGATTGCCTGCATAGGTTCTGGAAACCCATTTTCACATTCAACCTCGATATCAATATTGCAGATGTTAACCTTAGAAATATCATATGCAATCTCTTGTGGATAAGTGTCAGAAATGAATGGATACACAAACTGTGTGTGTCCATAGATACTGATATCTTCGATATCCTGATACTTACGAAGAAACTCTCTTGCCTCTCTAATACTACCTTGTTTGAGGGGCCAGACTTTTTCTCCGTAGAGTGTCTTGTGTTTGGTTGGAGTTTCTTTCTTTGCGGAATTAATAAAAAGAGTAGGCGAGTAGTCTAATCTGACTTCTCGCCTCTTTCCATTATCATCTATTTCCCTTAACAGTATTTTGTTGCCAACACATTGTACATTCGTATAAAAACGCATCAAAACCTCTAATTACTTTCTCACATAATAACATAATATCAAACATATGTCAAGTTATAACTTGACAAAAGCGTTGTTTCCACTTGGTGGGGCGGCCTTTGCCTTTTTAATAGTATTTACATCAGTATCAGGCAAGACTAAACCACTACCAAACACTTTACTGTATTCATTAAGTAATTCGTTAACTGGTTTTAATGTGAACAATACCATGTCTTTTTTGATTTCTATACCATCCTTTGCATGTGTGTATGGTAAGAAAGGGGCAAGACCAATTCTAGCGGTTGCAGAGGTCGGGTCTGCATAAGATGTTGCGATTTGACATACATCTTTAATAACGTATGTTGTATCGGTTTCTTCTACAGACCCCATAAGTTCTTCACCAGATATAAGTCTAATTACTTTTGTATCTGTAATCGACATTATTCAGTACCAGTTTCTTCTGGTGCTGGTGCTGGTGGTTGTTGTTGTGCAAAATGTTGTACAAGAGACTTCAACTTACCCTCTGCATTGGATAGTTGTTCCAACCATTTATCCATACTGGCCAAATGATCTGAATGTTCTGGCACACCAGCTGCATTTGTGAAAAAGACATTTAGATTTGCAATAGCTTCATCCCTTTCAAATTCATACTTTCTAATAAGTGCCCTCATAAAAGGACTTGATACATAGTTAAACTGCATGTTCTACTTTCGCTCCTTTAGCAATCCATTTTTTCTCTGCCTTAATATGGTCTCTAAGACCTTGTTGTATCGAACGAGATGAGGCAGTATCACCCATCCATTTAATCCATCTACGCTCCAGATATTTCCACTCCATGTCAATTACTTTTTTCATAATTTCACCGGCCCTAGAATGTTGCATAACATCTGGAGAGTTTAATATTGCTTCCATTAATTTGTCATTTGGAAGTGCAGGAATCATATTGAGTTGGTTTTTTTCTTTTTCATAACGATATAATTTTTCATCCATCACTTAGCAATCCATTCTCTTTCTTCTTGGATTTCTGCACGGCGAGATTTAACGCATTTGGAAATTTCCATTAATGCCTTCCGAGCTCTGATTCCAGCAGAGACATTACCTTTGGAAAATTTTTCGTTTTCTATCTTGTATTGTTCTACAAGAGCAATAATTTGTTCATGAGTATCCATTTTTATCACCTCAGTTAAAGGTGGGGGTCGCCCCCCACCCCATTTTATTATTCAGTCAAAAACTTTTTGTTTTTAGACTTTTTACCACTACCAATACTAATAGTTCTTGGTTTCTTGTGTTCTGGAATCACTAATTCCATATCAATATTTAGTACTCCATTCACAATTTCAGCACCTGTTACTACGAGGTCAGCAGCGAGTGTAAACTTTCTTTCGAAGTTACGTCCACCAATTCCTTTGTGTAAATATTCTACTTCATCGGAATCTTTATGATTACCACTAACTGTCAATACTGACTCTTTTAGTTCAACTAAAAGTTCATCTTCTGAAAATCCCGCTACTGCGATTTCCAGACGATACGTTTCTTCGTCATTTTTGACAATATTATAAGGTGGGTAGTTACCTACCTTATCATTTACTCTATCAATTTCTCTAAAAAGTTGCTCGAAGCCAATACTACTACGTAGAAAAGGATCGAAGTGCTGTGTTGTAAACCTAACCATTTTATTTCCTCCTATATTTAGCAAGGTTATATACGAGTCCCTTACGGCAACTCGACATATTATTTAGTAAACTTTTTTACTAAATATCTCCTGATTTTCGGTTTTCTGACTTAAAAACATCAAATTTACCGGCAGGATATCTAGATTGCAATTTTTCCACATTCTGTGCAATTACTTCATTCGGGTCAACATCAAGCGCCCTACATGCATTAATCCAATACCAAATAACATCCCCCAATTCAGACTTTAAATGAACCTTTGTCTGATCTGTGAATGGTTTGCCTTGGAATAACACTTTCTTGACAATTTCTGCAAACTCACCAGATTCACTAGACATTCCAATCGTACTTGTCATTAATAAAGCCATATTAATATCAAACACATCTAAATGTTTTTGTGTTTCTTCGAGATTGTCAATAAACAATTTTGTACTATTACTTTGTAAACTTGTAACGCCCTCTACAAATTTTTTATAAGAATTCAAATCAACTTCTCTTGTCATATTACCTCCATTTTGGATTTGGATAAAATTCTGTAGTTACATCTGCATCAACGAAAAGATACCAACAAGAGTTGTCTTTTCCAGTATGTTTACTATTTTCAATCCACTTAACCCTACCTATACTAACAACTTTTTTCAATTTTGTCAAGTAGGGAACTGCTTGTTTTGTATGCATCCAATCAGCATCAAATAATAACCATGTTGGTGCCTGTTTAGAAAAATGTTCTATCATTGGATGTAATAACCACCTAGACCAAGGTGGATTGGTTATTATATAATTAGTAGTAAAGGGCACAAATACATCAAATGCATCTTTACGGCCGACCCAATCACATTGTGGGTCTATATCAGTATGACCTATAGAAATGCCGGCTGATAGAGACTGTAAATATGTTACAAGTCTACCATCGCCGGCACATGGTTCGTAAAATGAGAATTTTTCCTTTGGTAAAAAAGGAATTAGAGGTTGTACCGCCTCAATTGGAGTCGGATAGAAATCATTCTTTCTATGTTCAAATTCACTTCTTTTTCCCATAATATAATCTTTACTTTACTTTTTCCGACCAATATTGTACTTAGGTACTAACTCCCATTCGTCTTTTTCTCTGTGTGATAAAACTTTTATTTGTGATAGTGGAGCACTTTCAAATGCATCACTTTTCACAATAGAAATCAAACCCCATTCTTCCAAAAGTTTAACAATTGCATTCCTTCGAGATTTGTCATTGTCTGAAAAGTCTGAATTTTTTCCATCTAATTTAAATAACTCTTTGAAATGAACAATATAATATTTTCCCTGTTTATGTAGAATGTGGCATGACTGATACAACTTACGATCTTTTCTTGAAGCTACACCAATACGGGTCAAAGTCTCTTTGACTTTGAGAAAATCTTCCTGATCTTTTAGTTGAACTTCTGTTAAAGTATCTAGTATACTCATAACATTCTCCTATCCGCCTTTATTCAATTTATTTTTTATATATTCAATTTGCTCATCATCTAAAATTTTAAGAGCCTCTTCTGCTCTCTCATTATTGTAGCCATAATATTCTTTAACATAATCTAGATCACTATGGATACTTTTCTTTGCCCAAGGTGAAAACCTTTTTCTTGGACGTATACTATTTAGTAAATAATCAAACTGAAGCTTATTGTCTACAAGCGGATATTGATTCATCTCATTAGAATACAATATTGTATCTTGATGATATGAAAAGTTTCGATTTATCATGAATGCATTATAGTTTTTCTCCCAATATTCATCATCTGTGTCCATCAATCTCTTTTTAGTACTAGAGATTGCTGGCACATAATCTTTGAATAGATCATAACTCATTTCCAATCACACTCCACCATCAGTTCGGTGAGACATGCGACTAGATTGATTTCCTGATCTGCAACGAATGCTGACTTGTACTGATAGTCAGCGATTGTAACAACGGCCTGTGGGATAGAGCTAGGATTGAGATGCTCATACAAACCATCGTAAATAGTTCTAAAAATAATAGTTGGGTCATTGTCAACATTCTCCACTACCCATTTTCGCATATCAGCGAACTTACGACCTTTTAACAAAGATGCAAGGTCACTCATTTTTAAATCACCAAGATTTACAAGTAAACCTTCGTCAATCTTACCACTCGCAGAATATCTCTGCAACTCATTCAGTACTCGCCTCCAATCAGGAAAGTGTTTTTGAATAAGTTGTGCAATTACCTGTTTATTGTAATCTACACCTTCTTCTTTTAGAATTGCACAAACTCTTTTGAAAAAAGATGCCATGATTTCTTGTTGAGAAGATTTTGGTATTTTAAACTCAACAGAAGAACATCTACTATGCAACGGTTCGATAATACGATTTTTAAAGTTACAAGTAAGAATAAATCTACAGTTGTTTGCAAACTCCTCGATAAAACCACGCAATGCAGGCTGTGTAGATTGTGGATTGAGATAATCCGCCTCATCTAGAATAACTACCTTACCATCACTAGAAAAACTGACTGTAGATGCATAATGTCTGATCTTAGTTCTGAGAGTATCGATATTACCATCTTCAGAACCGTTTATCATAATATGGTCTAA